ACCTGCTAAACTACCTCCGTTAGCTGCTGAAATTGCTGCCCTACCAATACCTTTTACAGCCCATTCAGACAGCCCTGTAAAACTTGAAATACCAGGTGCAACAAAATTTAAGCCAATGGTAAGTATAGTTGGCAATGGATTTTTGATAACACTTTTGACCATGTTAACGCCATACTTAACTACGCTCTTGACTACATTGAATGCACCTTTGACTACACCACCCATTTTATTTTACCTCTATCTCAAATTCGTAACCTATAATAGGACCTGACTCTCCGTAAGCTCTTAAAGCCTTATCTCTAACAGCAAAATTAATTGTGTTTGCTTTTCTAAGAATTCTTAAAATACTTGGAAATTCTGTAACACCCTTAATTTTTGTAAAGCCCGCACTCTTAAATGCTTGACCTAAATCTCGCAATGATTCCATTAAATCTTCTTGTTTTTCTATTGTGAATAAATGCGCTTCATCCGCTATAGGTGTATTCACATGATAGAACGCAAGCGTGTCTCCACTTCTTAACATTCTAAATTGATCTGTTTGTAGTGCTGAATATACTGCGTCGTAAACTTCGTTCCAATCACCCTCAGGATCTAATCTTTCTACAGTTCTTTTGACAATCTCTTCGGTCGAAGCTTTACCTTCTCTAAACTTAGGTTGTCTTTTTTGTTGGTATTTTTTGTTACTTTTTCTCATTATTCAACCCTTTGATTTACTACATTAACCATCGCAGAAGCCCAATCTTGCCAATTTTCAAATTGATAAGGATCAGGTATTGCGTTGTTCGTAAATATGTCAATTGCGTTTAATCCTACAGCCCATGATTTCCATTCGTCTTCATTCGTGGATGGTATCTGTAATTGTTGACCTGAATAAGCTTCGCACATCAATGAAGCCCATGATTCAAACGTATGATACCTTGGATCGTATACTAATGAAATAGTCATGACTACGGTCTCACATCGCCAATATCAGCGCTTAATAATAGGTAACCTAATTGATAATCACCACCTACAACATTACTTTCAAACTTTAATCTTAATTCTCTGCGCTGTTCGCGCATGTCAATCTTTCCTGTGTTTTGATCAAATACATAAGGACCTGTAGTTACATCTTGAGATTGGGCAAAAGGTCTACCCGTTACATATAAATTCATTTCACCGCTTTGTATAAAGTCAGGTTCTACGCGCTCAAGTCTTAACCAATAGTTAGCACCCTCAACTGACGCTTGTGCAGGACCACCCGATACCCAACCCAAATTGTTTGTTTCAAAATTACTTTGTAAAGCAATCGGAACATTATTTACAATAGAATCAGTACCAATTTCATTTTGATATAAGCTAACTAAATTTTGTATCTCGTCACTTGCTAATAGAAGTTCAAAATTAGATCCCGCGGGAATAAATTTAGCAGTAATTGTAATGCTTCCTGTAGATGATGATATTGTATCTACAATATAAGTACCTACTCCGCCATTACCTGAACTAAATGCTGAGATTCTAGTGCTTGCTGTAATGCCTGAGCCTGTGACATACTGACCTACATATAATATACCTGAGGTTATAGCGGTAACCGTCATAACAGTACCACTAACGCTACCTGTAACTACTGCAATTTCTTGTAGTAAAATATCATTTGCTAGGTACCCTGATCCTTTGTTAAACATAGTAACAGTTGTAACTACCCCACCTGCCACTACAATATTAGCTGAAGCACCTGTTCCTGTAGCACTACCTGTTAAAGCAACGTTAGAATAAGTTCCATTTGTATACCCTGACCCTGCATTGTTAATTGTTGGGTAGCTTGTAATAGCACCCGTTGTATTAATATCCCAATCCATATTGATTGGATAATGAAAAACTTGAGAGAAGAAACCTGCTGATCTTCTTGTTCCTAAAGCTTCACCTGCGTCATACCAACAATTTTCTCGAATGTTATAAATGATTGCATCATTACATTCTTCAGAATCTCCTCTTGGGTAGAACCACCACACCTCACCAAAACGAGAAACTTTTGTTGCATAAACTTTTTGTCTTTGTGCATAATTTAAATTATCAAAGAAATAGTTTTGGTTCATGGTGTTTGGAATTTCTTTTACAACACCGTTGTATAGGAGAAAGCGGTCAACACCACACCAATAGTAAATACCATCGTATTCAATAACAGATTGTGATGAGAGGATAGATGTTTGAGATGAGATAATGTCATAACGCCAATAAAGCGTTGCACCAAAATCTGCTGAGTCAGGTACGCCAATATTAGTTGGGTTATAGCTTACGCGTATAAGAGAATCAAGCGCCCAAAACAAACCTGACGGAGCGTTAGAACCACCTCGAAGTGGAAGACCTTTTACTATTTTTGTAGAAGCTACGTTCGTTTCATTGGCGTCAGCAGAAACCCAATCATTAATATTCCCTGCTGAATTATTTTTAATTAATCCGTTATTGCCATAGACAAACGTGTATGGATGTAAGACTACTACTCCACCTGATACATCAACTTCGTTGTCAAAAGTTAGTGTAGCGGTTGCGTTTGTAGCTGTTGCGTTATTAGATAAAGTAAGGGTTGTACCTACAATTGAAACTACTGTGGTGCTTGAAGCAATGCCTGTTCCTGTTACCGTTTGACCTGCACCTATAAGTGCATTAGACGCTACTAATGTAACCGTTGGAGAGCCGTTTGATATAGCACCTACCGCTGTAAATACACCAATAGTAGTTAAGGAATTCCCTGTAATGTCACCACCTAATACAGATGTGTTAATTTCACTTGCTATGTCGTTTAAATTTACACCAGGGTGCGCAAGAAGTGTTTGATCACCGCTACCCTGAGCATCAAATGTTGAATCAAATTGCCAAAGGTTAGCATCATTTGCGGTGAAGCCTGAAAGAGTAAAATCAACGACACCTGTACCAACGCCAAGATTATTGATGAGTAAGCCTTGAACCCCATTGTTATATCCGTTAAAAACCCTATTAAAAGTACCTTGTGGATCTAAGTATACACCGCGAGAAGGACCTGCAAAGTTGTTAGTAATTTCACGATAACCTAATATTTTTCTAGGGCGACCGCGTTGAAATCTTACCCACTGACCGCTTGTATAAACAGATCTGTCAAATACAGTACCGTCTCGTTGAATGCCAGGTTGGGTGTCGAGGGCAAAAACCTTTTTGGTCATTAGGTAAAGACTCCGCCAAGAACCCCTCCGCTAAAAGTGCCTGTTCCTGTAATTTCTAATCCTGTGGCATTGACTTCTAATCTGTCTGTTCCTACAATAGAAATATTAAATGCATTTGATCCTGATCTATAAATACCTGTATTAGCTTCTGATGCAAAACTTAAAGATGGATTAGCAGCGCTACCATTTGCTAAAGAAGTGACAGAAGCGCCTGCTTGTACTGTATTAGCGTTATAAAAGTTAACACCATCAGAAATAAGCGTTGATTGATTCCCTGAGGCTACTGTTGCATTAGCTCCCCCTGGCACACCTGTGGTAATAGTCAATGTAAAACCACCTGCGGTGACTTGGTTACTTACAATATAGAAAGCTACAACAGGGGGGTAGGTTACTGTAACATTGCCTGATAGTGTACCTACATACTCTTGGATAAGAGATGTTCCTTCAGTTGAAGTTAATGTATAAGCGCCTGTAGTAACTTCTTTAGTAATGGATGAGAACAAGAATTGAGTGCTTGTACCGTAGCCAACAGTAACAAATTCTGAACCATCACAAACAATAATACATGACTCATTAGGTTGAAATGCTTTAGAGGAGCCAAGATCAAGTGTATTTAATCCTGTAGTTGATATAGTAAGTGTACCTGTACCATTGTTTTTAAAGAAACAAAACCAATTATCACCTAGTGTGGAAGCCGCAGGTAACGTAGCAGATCCTGTACCGCCACCCCAAACCTTTGTTTGAGATCTATCAGTTGATAAAAATGTATACCCTGCGGTAACGCTTGATACGGGAGCTGTTTGATCAAGTGTTGCACCTGTAGCTTGTAAGCCAAGCCCTGCTAACGCTGTTGCGTCAGGAGAGGATGTACCAATACCTAGTGCAATGTTTGACCATGTACCTGAAGCGGTAGAGTTGTCAGTGATATAAAAGTATCTTGTACCACCTGCGGTAATAGTACCTAATGTTGCTCCTGTAGAGCTTTTAATAGTTAAAGTATAAGCACTTGGGTTTTTAATGAATGCGTCTTGCCCTACTGATACTTGATTTGCAGGAGGCATAAGAACGGACAAACCACTTGTTGATGGTGTGATGTCCATAATACGAGCCGCTACGTTTGTTGATATATTTCCATTAATAGGCCATACAAGCGTTAGGTCAGCAGAGATTGAATACGATGCGTAACTTACATCGGTGGGTAAAACAACGTCCCCTGCAAAGGGTGAGGTATATGTAGTCATGTTTATGTATCAAGAACAGTTGCCTGTCTGTCTCCAATTCGTTGAGTATTTTCTGTTTTAAGCGTATTCATAATAGCTTGGTATTGTGCTTGCCACATTGGTGTGCGCTCATCATTTTTTAGGAAAGGCATAGCTTGTAGTAATGAGCCGTAAAGTAATGCTTGTGGAGCATAGATAGTGAACCAATTCGTTTGGTTTGTAGAATCTAG